CGCAGCTTCCACACCCTAGGGGTCATCCCCGAAAGATTTAGGTTAGGGTTTTAATCCAAGGACCTAAATCAGTCCATGGGCCGTAAAAGGCACCATATCGCAACTTGAAGTTGACGTCCCGCCCCTGCCTTGGATCAGCAGGGGAGTAGTCTTCTCCAAATCCGTCTCTAGCCCTATACAGTAGCGAAGCTACTGCACCCTCGAAGTGATGAACTCGAGGAGTATCTCCCGATACAGGGGCCAACCGCGCGGACCACCAGCCTTCCCAGCCACGTGCTTGATGCACTAACTGAGAGGCTTGGGCCTCATCCCAATTGCATACTAAACCTTCAGTGTCCCCTGCGTGAGCAGGAACCCTAAGATTTTTAGATATGCATCGAGGTAGCGCACGCACTGCGGAGAGCCAAGGCCGCTGCAAACGCACGTCACACCCATTGTGAGGGTGAACGCGCCGAGCAGCAACCCGACGTAAACCGTTAGTGAGTGCAAGGAGCTGATGAAGCTCACGCGGAATTTCCTTTTGAAGGAACGGACGGACATCTGCCCCGTCGAACCAGTCTTTGCCACACGACTCACGAAACACTCCTCTTTTAAATGACTTCTTGCTATTAAGCTCGAAGCCAAAGAAGTCGAGTAGTTCCTCGAGCACGGTAAAGGCATCAACGGGTAAAACGATATCATCGCCGTACACGCTTACCATTTCTGGGGCGCCTGCGATGATACACGCTGAGCGTGCAAGAGCCCAAAACAAAAGGCTCTCTAACTCGAACGTGAAACCATTCCCCATAGAGGAGAATTTCTCGTAAACGAACGGTTTACCGTCTAGGACACCGACTTTTGATCGGCACAAGTCCAAACGGGCGTACCACTCTTCCGGAAGGAGGAGCTGCACAACCTCTCTGGCGATCGTATCTGATGCGCTAGAGAGATCCGCCGTCGCTAAGAAACCACGAATCGATCCTTCGCGAGCGAGTTCTTGATTGAACCACTGCTCGTTGAGATCGATGTGAGCTACTGAATTAAGCCGTTTTCTAATCATAGCACCTAGCCCAAGTTGGGCATAGATGTTGATTAGCGGCTCAATCGCAATAGCCCGCTCCGTCGTGGCGGTTTTCGGGACAAAGGTTACTCGGTTGCCAGGCGCTAGTCGCAACAATTCCGGGTCTACGAAGGGCCAAAACCCTTCGACTTCCGAATCTGTCACGCTTCGTGCCCACGATGGCGAGCTCTGAACGAGCAACGCCCCCACTTCCCGAAAGTCTTTCGTGACTGACGGGTGGACTTGCAGCTTATCGTAGACGGACGTGAGTCCGCGAACAGAGGGGTGATTAAACGCCCCCGGTCCGAAACGACAACTACGGAGCCACTCTGACGCCCCAAATTTGGTACCGAGCACTTCTCTTATGGCGTTAACCGACAGGGTATATCCCTGCCGCACCACGTCCGTAGCCTTTTCAGGGTTACGAAGGAAATGCCGGATCCGCATGTTGGTCTCCTTGCAGCGGGCCTCGGCTTCTTGGAATTTCTTCCTCGCCTCGGCCTCTGGATCCAAACCTTCCACCTGGAAGGGAGTCTTACGAAGAAACTGAACGGCTTGATAGTCGTCTCTGAACTTCTTAGGACAATTATAGGACTCAGGCTCTATGACTTTTCGAACCAGCTGGTTCAAATCGTTATAGCGTAGCAAAATCTCGCATGAGAGCGAGACAGGAGTGTCAAGTGACTCAAACAACTCCGTAGCAACCGCGCGCAGAACAGTTTCACCTGTCTCCACGCATTCCATGCTGTCTAGCATGGAACCCCAAACGCCTGAGAGGCGCTTGGGCACTCGAGATCCACCCATCAGCAATCGTTCCGATCTTTTAAGAGACTAGAGTCGATCATCTCTGAGTAGTACCCGCGTATCCAATCGGATGCCGCGAGCACGTTACCAAGAGATTTGCTAAGGGCTTTCGTCCCAGCATCCGCTTCATCCATCAGTGTCTGAAAGACACAGAAGACTTCGAAGCGGGAAACACCAGCACGACGCAGAACGTTGCTAACGTCCTGCAATTGATCAATGGTTCTCTTTTGCTCAGAATGAGCAAAGAAGTTCCACTGACAAACTGTGCGGTTCAGCTTGCTAAGGCTGAAGTGGAGGGTTTGTTCGTCCGCACCGCGCCAAAAAGCGCAGGAAAGCGGAACACCCGACGCAGTCGAAATGTTAAGCATGAACAGTCTCCAGTTAGGTGGGAATGGCGCCGGATTCGGCTGCGGACTTAATGATAGCCTGGCCAACCGCTTCTTTGAAGCGGGCAACCAGTTCATCTACTTCCGCGACCGAAATCTTGGCCGGGCGAAGGATCTCGAAATTGGCGGTAAGGGTACCATCAAGGGCCCCCGTCGTACCGTTAACCACAGGACGCGTCAAGCGACCTCCGATGCGGTACACGCCATTCGACTTGTCTGCGGGAATCTTACGATTCACACGCAGGCGAGACGTCCCCAAGATAGACGTCGCACCGCTTTCGATCCACTCAACGGCATCGGGTTCAACCGAGTACACGTTGAAGGTCACGTTTGCGGCGGCGTTATTCTTGAGGGTCAGATCGGCAGCTGCTGCCATGTTACTCCTAGAGAAAGGACCGAAGTCCAAAGTTGAAGAAAACCTACCTCCGGACCGGGGGAACCCTGAGCACATTCTGCTCAATCCGCTCGATGAGGGCCTCGAGAAATTCGAGATCTTCGACGTTATCGTCCTGAAGCTTTTCCACGTCAGGGTGCCGCGCAAGCGTGACACCCCGGTCGCGGGCCAGCTTCAGAGCGGCGTCGTACTCAGATTTGAGTACCGCGAGAGATTGTTTATGAATGGCCATTGGTAATATCCCGGTTGATGGATGGTAGATGACACTTCAGGGGGGTTTCACACGCGGAGTCCGCGTGCGTTGCCTTTCAGTAGAGCCAGGCCGGATAAGAGACGCTGAAACTTCAGCGGATCTCTGTCTACGGGCGGATACAAGAAAAGCGGGTTGACGTCAAGAGGTCTCCGGTAGTAGTCACGGTCGGTCAAGTCTAGCTTGTTAGTCCATCCGGAAATGCGATAAGTCGCATTCTCGTATGGCTTATTATCAAGCCAGTATGTTCCTCCCATGTGCTTAAGCCGAGAGACGAAGGCACGACGTACTTGAATGCCTTGCAAAGCTGTAGCCGCGGCCAGGTAGTCTCCAACTGAAACAAACCAGTCGAAAACGAAGCTGAACGGCACAAGCTCCCACGCAACTAAAGCAGGGTTGGTCAAACCCAGCTGCTGCGCTTGGTTGAGGTGAGGAGTGGAAATATCCGCCTCAATTTTGACCCTAAACGTCTTCTCGGATCGAACCGAGTATTCGGAATAGGACCCAACGGAGTAACCCGAGGTATAGCGTTGATATCCAGGTGTTATTGCTAGCACTCTGGACGTCGCCGCGACCCAAGGTAACCGACCGTTGTACATGCGATCTACGATCGCTTCTGCTGCACCATGTATGTCCATGAGTAACGGCATCCAGCCGTACTTATACTCTAGCCAAGCCGTAGAAAGCTTGTCAAGTGATTCCGAAGCCTTAGGCTTACGGAATTTCTTGGCGCTAGAAGTAAGACCTAACTGGTGAAGAGCGCTCCCTAAGCGCCCCCGGCGTACATCCCTCAGAAACCTGTAAACCTGGTTAGCCTTATCCAGGATCAGCTTCTGAGTTTTGGCCGCCTCTGCTACAGTGACAGGCATATTCACCTTCTGGTCCGCTAACTTCAAGAGCGTTTTTATGACGCACTCGTTTTCTAGCGAACTGTCGGATGGCTCGATAGAGACCGACCAATTGACAAAGTCATTGATCATCCCTTGAATCGATCCCACTGTAGTAAAACCACGCGCGTCGTTTGAAATCTCCCTACCATCAAACTTGCGAATATAGATCTCCTGGCCAATGGCCTGGTAACCTATACGCTTGTTATCGTGGTATGTGTTTATCGGGAGCAAACGGGTTTGATCGCGCATGGCCCAGAAGTTTGCTGTACTTGTCCAAGCCCTACTCCTCAGCCAGTAACTAACGGGTAATCCCCGTTGAAACAAGACTGGGGAAGCGGTATCTTCGATAGGCAAGCATTTCTCCTGTGACCTGCTACGCTAAAGAGCGATAGCTAGAGAGATCAAGGTCCACGTCCAATTGGGCGT